CCCCCGGCGACTGACTTGATCGCCCGCGCTATCCGGGAGAAGAGATCGTCCCACGGGATGACGGTTCATGAACTTGCGATGGTGATGAACATAAGCACCAGTCAGGTTCACCGGCTGGAGGAAGGGCTGGTCGCCATGTGGCCCTACACGCATGAACTGTCAGCGTTCCTCGAAGTCCCTCATCAGGAGTTGGTGAGGTGCCTGGATGCAGAGACGGACCAGTACAAGGAAGCACTCGCGACGCGAATGGAGGCGAACCTTGATGCGCGTAGCGACCACCTGAAGGTAGCCCGTGGCGCTCTTGAGGTATTCCACGAAATGATCGAACACACGAAGGCGGGAGTGAAGGATGCTAAGGAAAGATGACCCCTACTACCCACAGGTCCGCGAAGACACGCGTGTCTTCACGGACGCGATGCACCGCATCTACATGGCTGAGGATCGCCACCGTATAATCGACCGCCGGTTCTGGACGAAGAGAGAAGACTTTGTCGATAACGCCAGCGGTTGGCTCGGCGGCGATATCCAAGTCACCTACTGGTGGTGTGTCACCGGGGAAATCATCTCGCAGGATTCGTGGATAGACACCGCTCGAACCGGTCAAAGCCTCAGCGAACGCATGCGAATGATTGCCTCCCAGCAGGTGTCCATCAGCGACGAGTACGCGGTTGGGTACCCGAACCTGAACGCTCACCTCCAGGCTGAACAACTCCTAGAGATCGGGGTGTCCTGCCACATGGCCGAATCAGCCCCGGACGTGTGGACCGCCGTCAGCGAGGCCAGCCTTGGTATCGGATTCATCCTGAGAGCCAGCCGAATCGTGTCAGTGGACGGCGAGACCACTGACGTTCAGAAGATGAGAGACCAGATCGACCAGGCGCAGCAGTTCCTAGCCTCTGTCTAATCGGTCAGCGAAGAGGTGCCCCTAGTGCCAACCTTCTGTGCGACCGCTCCCTTAAGCACACTCAAAGCGGCTGCAATGCCGGCCCCGGCGACCAGCTTCCACTGCGACACCCCGAGATCGAACACGCTGTTGGACGCCATGGCCCCGAGCGCAGCCTCGATGAACGTGGCACTCATTCTCTCTGCTAGATCCCTTGTAAACATCTACCATCCTTCTTTCTTCTGGTCCCCGACGAATATCGGGGCAGTGAACGTGAACCCCCGGGTGGGAGTCACGACAGCGAACGCCTGAAGCGGATCGCAATCAGGGAAGTTGAAAAGCCTGGAGAACTCGTCCACGCCTTTCGCAGACCCGCATGCGAACACGCCTTGATCCGGCGCAAGTATCTGCTGGTGGAAATGGCCGAAAGCCATCACGTCGAACGAGGCGTTGACACGCTTCTTCTGAATCATCCGCAGCACAGGGGCCATCAGGCCACCAACACCACCGCCACCGCCTCTGATCTGATCGCCGTGCGTCAACAGGATGCGGGTGTCGTACACCTCGACAAGGCAATCGGCGGTGTCAGGGATGTCCCAGGTGATGCGTTCATCAGCAGCAAGCTGGTTCGCGGTCATCGTCGCCAGCAAGAAGTCGAGGTTGTCGCGGACCCGGCCCTTCATGCGGGGCTTATGGGTTTGCCGGCCGTGGTTACCAACCACGCTCGATATATGCACCTTGCCGAAATGGTCGGCGAGCGTCGCTACGCACGAGGCGAGGATCGGCGACCAGTAGACACAGGTATCGATCCCTGACACACCCTCATTGGACTGCGCCAACTCGTCGTGAATGTCGCCGGAGCACATATCTCCACCCCACAGGAGACACAGGCCATCGATGTCAACACCAGCGATGTAGTTAGAAGCCAGGTCGATAGTGGCGTCGCAGAAGCGTCGCAGGCGCATCTCGGCGATACGCCGGTCGTAAGCGTTCACGCCGCCCATCTCCGCGACGTTCACGACCTCGTCCAGGTGGAGGTCGGACATCATCGCGACGACTGTCGCCGCTGACTTCTTCGGCTTCTTCGGAGTCAGCCAACGCGGAGGAGTCGCACCAGCGGCGATCTCGTAGGCAGCAACCCGGGCCAAAAGAAGATCCCGCTCACCGACGACCTGTTCGGTTTGTTTACGGGCCAACCGCAGCTCTGCTTTCGCCTTCGTGGCCTGCTTCTCGATGCGGGTGAGCCGGTCGAGTAGCAGCGCCTTGTCGGCGAAGTCATCGAGGTCGCTCACCAGAGTCCTGCCGGTCGCGGATAAGAGCAGCCACCCGATTCACAGTGGCGTCCTGGTAGCCGTGAACTTCCCGCAGCCACCGGGTGATGATCGTCGCTCCAGCGTCCGAATCAACGATCTCAGACTTGAGGTCGTCGGGGAGGCGATCCACCCATCGTGACCGGCCACGCCGGTCGTGGGAGAACCTGAACGAATCGAGGCTTACGGGACCGTCAGTAGCCGACAAATCAGGGTTCCTTCCCAAAAGGAACCGTCAGGGCTGTACCTGACAGGTTCCATCTGTAGGTCTTCGACCGTTACCTGTTCGGAACGGTCGCCCTCCTGAAATGTCACGGCCTTTGCAGTCGTTACCAGTGTACGCAATGCGAGGTACTCGGTTTGTGAGTTGTACCCGGCTGAGGCACCGGCACCGTGTGATGTGGCGACACGCCCCTGGATGATGAGCGGGGCGATGATCTCTTCGACACGGTTCGGTTGTGGGCGGGCGTGCAACGACCAGCGTTCCAAGATCGGCCCGGTGGTGGCGGTACTGCCGCTACGAGCCAGAGTGACCTTGACAACGAATGTCTCTGACGACGGGTCAGTCGCCGTGTACGCCGTCTCCGCGGACGTTTCGGTCAGCACCATTGCCGTGGATACGTTGTTCTCGTCGGTCAACGTGATGGTCGTTGTCCCGGCCACGCCAATGACGGTGCCCCGGTAGTTGATCGTGGAGGTTGCGTAGTCGGTGCCGGTGACCCGGTAATCGATCTGACCGGGGCCTGACTCGGCCTGTTCGTTGGCGAACCGTCCTGACACAGCCCGGCCTACCTTCGCCGCAGCCGTCCCGAACGTGACCTGGCCGACAACCAACTCGGCGTCGGTAGACAGGTCGCCGGCATAGGACTCCGAGTAAAGCTCGCCGTTGGAATCGGTGAAGGCCAGCTTCCCCCCGAACACTTCGAGGCTCTGCACGTTGCCTTTGGTGCCGGAGTCGTGGGCGAGGAACCGGGAGTAGGCCGGGACCAGGATGTCGGTAAAGACAGCGAGGTCGGCTTTCCAGGTGTCGCCGTTGGAGGTGCCCCAGTAGGCGTTCTGGCCGGAGATGCGAGCCCCGTAGGCGGCACCCCCGTCGTCTATGACTGGGCCGAACGAAACGCTCTGGTTGTCGTTGGAGTTGATTAGGCCGAACCGGGCACCGGCCGATGTGCCAACCACCATGATCTGCCCGAACGTGTCCACTGAGAACGGCCCGGAGAAGGTTTCGCCAACGGGGAGAGTGGCGGCTGGCACCGGGTGCGCGAGCGACCCATCGGTTGCGGAGATCCCTATGGCGTACAGGATCCCCTGGCCGTTGTCGTTGTACGCGGCGTAGAGGGCTTGTGGGCCGCCTTTGATAGCCACGCAGGTGCCGGTCAACGTTTTGTCGAAGGTGAGTACCGCTCCGGCCGCGCTGAGTTCCACGATCCGGGCACCGTCAGCGGACAGCAGCCGGCCGTTGGCGTACTCGATGACATCGCCTGCGAACGACCCGATGGTCGAAGCGGTCGTCGCATTAGACACTGTGCCCTTCTTGACCGCAGACCCGATGGTGGCGTACACGCTGGCCCCATCAGAAGTCCAGTCGGTGATCGTGCCACCCATTGGGGTGGATGTGAAAGACGGTGACGCCGATGCGTTCGGGTTGCCGTACTTCAGATCCGTCCCGTCGGAAAAGTAGAAGACGGTGCCGTTCACGACCCGGGCATACAGATTCGAGTTCGACCCGTTGGACTTCTCCTCGATGGCCTTGCACATCTGCAAATGGCCCTTCGTGAACACGTCCACGTTCTTACTGGTATGGAACCTTCGACGGTCCGAATCAGACAGGTCGTAATGCTCCTGGCCTGCCCCATAGGACCAATCGGTTTGCGACCTGACCCACTGGCCGACCACAGACAACGTCTGCTCGCCGACATCAGAAGACGTGTCGCGCTGTTCCTTCTGAGCTGGGATCGTTGACCGCCGGTACCTCTCAATATCTACGAGGTACCCACGGCCATCTATCGACACGTCGAAACGCGGAGTGACCGCCATCGGTTACTCCCCGCTACGAAGCCACGTCGTCGGGTAAAGCTGCGCCAGGCGAGCCTTCTCCGCTTCGATGCGTTCATGCCGACGCAGACGAAGATCCCGCATCGATGCCGAAATAGCGCCGGATGGCACCTCGTCGGCACGCCGCATCGGCGACTGTGTCGTAATGGATTCCCGCGCAATGGGCTTGAACGTCATCAACTGGAGTGCCGCCCCTAGGACAGGCAAATCGTAAGCCTCGGTGTGCAACCCTGTAGCGGTCAGGGCAGTGCTGGCTGCGGTCAACGTCGTGAACGGAGCCTTGTACTCGACACGCACCATCTGGCCGGATACCGGGATGTCCTGGAGGATCAAAGCAACACCCGACGCGAACGTCGCAGTGTTTCTGTTGCGTCGCAGAGCAAACCTCCGCACCTCCGGTTCCGATAGGTCAGACGACGGGTCTACATACGTCACCCGGTACACACCGAGGGCGTCAGAGGCCAAGTTGTAGCCATCGGTCCCTGACACATAGGAAAACTCGGGCAAAGTCTTGACCTGGTACAGCCCGTTAGCACTCAGATCATTCAGGTCGGTGTTCAACGCGTCGAGGATCTGATGCGCCGGGTACTGCGGCGACACCCGAATGATGTCCTCGGTGGAATGGCTCGCCGCTGACGACCCGCCGTAACCGCGAAGGGCACCCACCAGGCTGCCCGACACCGAAGTCACATACAGCAACTCGGTGCCAATCTCGATCACCGTTCCGGGGACAACCGCCCCAGCCGAAAACTCCAAGTTCAGCGTCGAAGCCGACGTTGACATATCGCCGTTCAACCGGTTGATTGGCTCAACCGTCCCCGACAGGAGCAAGTCCCTGGTTCGATCAATCCACGTCTGTGCAGTCATGCCGATCTAGTCCTCAGTCGGCAAGCAGCTTCTCAGTGGCTTCGCGGGTCCGCTTGTTACGAACCACCGTCCCAGCCTCAACTTCCATCTTAGTCTCAGCGTGCGATTCCAACTCTGCGCTGCCTCGAACCGACGGGGGCTGAATGTTGTCGTCGCGGAGACGCTTATACGCCCCCATGTCCTTGGTCATCTGCTTCTCTTCGCGCTTCGCCTCAGCAGCCAAAGATCGGGACGGCATCGCCGACGCAGCAAAGCTGATAGACCGGACCTTCTCGCTGAACGCCTTCTTCTCTTCTTCTGTCATCTCGTTACTCATGCGGCCTCCACGTTGATGGCGTATCCAGCAGCGGACAGGAGATCCGCTTCTGTATCTGTCAGGTCAGACGGCGACTCATGGCCCCCGTACAGGGTTCGGGTAATCGTTGTGTCGTCGGCCGGCTGGGTCGTAGTGACCGCACCGGATGCGATCCACACGTTCACGCCCTTGGCGCGGGCCGGGTAGAAGCGAGCCAACCGGTTCACCGCAGCCAACGGCTGGTAACCCGGTTCACCTGGTGCCAGGGGCGGCAGCGTGTCTTGGGTTGTGGGGACGTACCGGCGGCGAAGACTTGGGCCGATACTGGCGACAACCCCGGCGACTGTGGCTGGCGTGGCCGACGCTGCGCCGACAACGCTTGTAGGGGCAGGGATGGCAGCCACCCCGGGTACAGCAGACGGGGCGAAGTTCGCATCCCCGGTAACTGTCGCTGCGGGTACAGCACCAACACCAGCGACAGTGGCCGGCAAAGCCTCAGTGTAGAGAAGAACTGTGACACTCGGGATAGCGCCGAGCCCGGCGACAACGCCCGCTGCGACATCAACGACGCTCGCTGGCCCGCCCGCTAGTACGGCACCAATCCCGGCGATAACCGCCGGGGCGGTGTTCGCATCAGCAGTAACTACCGGTGCAGGTAGCGCACCGACACCGGCAACGGTTGTTATCGCAGGGTCCGCTCCGATGTTGACATCAGCGACATTGACCCCACGGTAAGTCGTAGAGGTCTGCCGGTAATCAACCCCGGACGCCCGGT